GCCAACCAAGGTTGGCGGTCTCCGAGTCTGTGCATTTTGGCATCGAGCCTACAATCTCATCTGGAACGAATGGTTCCGAGATCAAAACCTTCAGGACCGTGTCCCCGTGCCTACAGGTGATGGCCCTGACAATGATGCGGACTATGTCCTGCTTAGACGCGGAAAGCGTCATGACTATTTCACCTCCTCCCTCCCTTGGCCTCAGAAGGGAGAAAGCGTTAGCCTCCCCTTAGGCGCGTCCGCGCCTGTGACTGGCGCTGGCGATAACATCCCGATTTTCCGTGGTGGAAATCTCGGCACTTGGGGAATGGCTACTAATGTCAACGGCGGAGGGTTCAATTCTCTGATCGGTATTGGTGTGCCTTTGGAAGCTGCTCAATCGGCTACCTACGTCGAATGGGATAATCCCAAGCTCGAAGCGGATCTGTCCTCGGCGACAGCTGCTACTATCAATCAACTCCGTCAGGCGTTCGCCGTTCAGCGTTTGTATGAGCGCGATGCGCGAGGGGGCACTCGCTATACTGAGACGATCCGCGCCCATTTCGGCGTTGTGTCTCCGGACGCGCGTTTGCAGCGCCCGGAATATCTCGGCGGCGGTCAGACGCCGCTTATCATTTCGCAAGTCCCTCAGACATCGGAGAGCTCGACGGAAAGCCCGCAAGGCAATCTGGCTGCCTACGGAACTATCATGGCTCACAAGCACGGCTTCTCGAAAGCCTTCACTGAGCATGGTGTGATTCTCGGACTGATGTCCGTTCGCGCCGACCTCAACTACCAGCAAGGGCTGCACCGCATGTTCTCGCGGCGGTCCCGCTTTGACTTCTTCTGGCCCGCGCTCGCGCATATTGGTGAGCAGGCCGTGCTCTCTCAGGAGATCTACTGTGATGGAACCGCCGGTGATCAAACTGTCTGGGGTTATCAGGAGCGTTTTGCGGAGTACCGCTATAAGCCCTCGTATGTCTCTAATCAGATGCGATCCACGTATCCTCAAACTCTCGATGTGTGGCATTTGGCTCAAGAGTTCGATACGCGTCCCTTACTCAACTCCGCTTTCATACAGGACAACCCTCCGTTCAAACGCGTCGTTGCCGTCCCTTCGGAGCCAGATTTTATCTTCGACGGCCATTTCTCGGTTCGTTGTGCCCGTCCAATGCCGGTGTTCGGCGTTCCCGGTCTGATCGACCATTTCTAATACTTGATCGGGGGCACTTGCCCCCGTCTTTCTTTCGATGATGGAGGATCACATGGACCCGTTGTCTGCTGGTGTTGCTGTTGCTGGCTCTGGAATGTCTCTGGCTGGCGGTCTCTCTGCGAATAAATCAAACTCTGATAATGCCATGTGGGCTAATCAGGCGAATTTCTTAATGCAAAAGGATAATCAGGAATGGCAGGAAAGGATGGACAATACGCGCTTTCAGCGCGGCGTCGCTGATATGAAGGCGGCAGGTCTTAACCCTGCCGCTATGTATGGCGGCGGCAATTCTGGAGCCGCCGGTTCTGGTTCTGGTGGTGCTGCTCATGCGCAAGCTGCCCATGTCGATAATGCTGTGGCTCCTGCCGTTGGTCGTCTTGTCGAAGGTTTGCGTCTCGCCAATGAAACGGCGATGAATGACGCTCTTGTGCGCAAGACTGAGATGGACACTGTCTCGTCTGCTGCTCAGGCTCGGAAGCTCTCTGCCGAAGCGGATAACGCTTCTGCTGTCACTGCTTGGCTCGTCCCTGAAATTCGCTCCAAAATTCACCAATCTATCAATACGGCTCGCAGTCTCGACGCGACGCGTCGTCAAACTGAAGCTGCGATCCCCGGCACAATTGCCGACACGGATCTCAAGAAGGACCAGGCGGCGGACTACAACCGCTTCGGACCTGGTGGTCCTGGCGGTATCCTCAAAACTGCTGCGCGTACTGCAGGCACTGTCGCCGCCGGTGCGATCGATGCGCGAGACTTCGCGCAATATACTTCCGCTCGGGCAATGGAGGATCTTGCTGCCTATCTTTGGCCTAACCCTACGTCGGCTCCGATGAAAGGTCGGCATGTGCCACAATCTGAGCGATAAGCTCATACCGTATGCTAAACCGTACTAAAGGCCCGTACGTGCGGAATGAGTGGCCGAAGGCCCCACCTACCAGCCTGTGCAAATGCTGCGGTCGCCATACCCTCGCCGGCTCAGGAAACGGGTGTCGATGCGAGACCGGACCCACCCTCGGCCGGATAAGCGTAAGCTGCTCTGTTCTGTAATCAAAAAATCCCCCCCGGGCTCTGTCTCAGCCCGGGGGAGGTTTGGAGGGGGGTGCCAAGGCCCCCTCCATGGCCGCGCAAGCGGCGCCCTCCCTTGGTCCCACAAGCAATCTATGAGGTTTACTATGTCTTTCCGCTCTATCTACCCTCGCAATAAAGTAACCGCTCTGTCTTCCTCCGATATGATGACTGTGCAATCTGCAAAAAAAGAATGTGATATCCACAATATACTCAAACAATACAAAAAAACTGGTATGATATCTCACGTTTCCGCTGAGTTACCGGCGTTTAAGGATCTCCCGGACAATATTGACTATCAGCAGGCTCTGGAAATTGTTCGCGAAGCTGAGAATAGCTTCGCTGATCTGCCTGCAAAAGTTCGGGACTACTTCGACAATAACCCGTCGAAACTTCTGGCTTCTCTTGGCGACCCCGCACAGAGGCCGATTCTCGAGGATCTTGGTGTTCTGGTGCCTGCTCCCGGCACCGGTCCTATCCCCCAGCCGACGGGCGCGCCCGCGCCGGTCGGCACTACCTCGCCCGCGGCTCCGCCTGCGGGCGTCGTTTAGAGCATTCCCTTACTTGTCAACATATGCTCTAACTGACACCACCCTGCACTCCCGGGGTGGTGTCTCAAATAGAAAGGCTCAAGCTATGCGTCGTCACAAAATGTCCCGGAAGGCCTCCAAGCGCGATTTTCGCCGGAAGGCTTCCAAGGTCCACGGCATGAATGGGCTCAGCCCCATGCGCGGCGGTATCCGCGCCTAATGCCCTGCAACTTCCCCGTAACTGGCTTTCGCGGTCCCGGTGGCCGTATGGTCGATACGCGGGCCAAATCTCTCGCAGGGGTCCCTCTTTCGGTCCCCTGCGGTCGCTGTGCTGGATGTCGCTTGGATAAGGTTCGGGAATGGTCCACTCGCATTTCGCATGAAGCGAAAATGCATGATGAAAATATCTTCGTAACTCTCACGTATTCGGATGAATTTGTGCCCGATAACTATTCGTTAAATGTTCGCGATTATCAATTGTTCATGAAACGCCTTCGTAAGGCTCTGTCTCCTCAAAAGGTTCGGTATTATGCGTGTGGAGAATATGGCGAGAAAACCCTTCGCCCTCACTATCATTCAATCCTGTTCGGCTGGCGGCCATCCGACGCGGTTGTATGGCGTAAAAGCGACAAAGGGCACCTCTACTATCGTTCTGAATTTCTCGAGAATATTTGGGGGCTCGGTCACCTGGAGTTCGGTGACGTTACCCCGCAAAATGGTGCCTACGTGGCTGGCTACGCGCTCAAAAAAATGCGCGGTTCTTCTGATCCTGAAAAATATAAACGACTCTCGCCCGTTACCGGCGAATTCGTAGACGTTGTTCCCGAATTCGGTCTTATGTCGTCCAATCCCGGTATAGGCGCACGCTGGTTCGATGAGTTCGAAAGTGATGTCTACCCCAAGGATTTCGTTGTTCTTGATGGTGAGAAGCGCCCCATTCCTCGCTATTACAGGAACAAACTTAAAGGGCGCTTCGAACATGCTGGTTCCAATCCCAACAAGCTCGTTCCGCTTGATGATGCGAAGCTCGCAGCGGATCGGAAAAAGGAATTTGCCAAGGCGCACTCGGCTGACAATACGGAGGCGCGTAGGCATGTCCGCGAAGAGCTGACGCGGTTAAAAATAGCTCGCTTCGATAACGACTATGACAAGGAGAATTAAATGTTCCTTCGCGCTTTCTGCTTTCTTGACGTCAAGACGGGCTTCTATTCGCAGCCTTTCTTTCTGGTTCACAATGGTGCGGCTGTTCGGGCCGCCTTGGATGTCGGTAATGACCTTAACACTTCGATTGGTCGTCATCCTTACGATTTTCGCCTCGTTCGGATCGGTGAGTTCGACGATTCTGTTGGGCTTCTGCTCTCGGGACAACATGAGGACCTCGGAACCGTTGGTGCTCTTCTTGCGCAAGCTGAGTTGTCCCGTCCCGTCAAGCAGCCGTCTGAGATGACAGCTGCTGAGGTCGTTGCGTTGCGTGAGTCTGAGTCCGCCTAATAGGTCTCCTTGCAACTGGCCCCCGCTATGGGGGCCTTTTTTATGAGGTTCAAATGTCCAAGATGCCCTCCAACGCGCAGCATAACTTTGCGCGGGTTCCATCTGCGGAAATACCGCGCTCGTCGTTCGATCGGTCGTTCGGCACTAAGACTACCTTCGACTCGGGTTTCCTCATTCCGATCTTTGCGGATGAAGTTCTCCCGGGCGATACCTTCAACGTGAAAATGCACGCGTTCGCGCGGTTGAACACTCCCATCAAACCGCTCATGGACAATGCCTATCTCAACACTTTCTTCTTCTTCGTCCCCAACCGCCTCCTGTGGGAAAACTGGGAGAGAATGAATGGACAACAGGACAACCCCGGCGACTCGACGGACTTTCTCGTGCCTCAGGTCGAAGCGCCTGTTGGCGGTTGGGATTTCGGCACTATCGCTGATTATCTCGGGGTGCCAACCAAGGTTGGCGGTCTCCGAGTCTGTGCATTTTGGCATCGAGCCTACAATCTCATCTGGAACGAATGGTTCCGAGATCAAAACCTTCAGGACCGTGTCCCCGTGCCTACAGGTGAT